AAGCCGAGTCGTGGGACGTAGGCGTTGAGGTGCGTATTCTTGACGATAGCGGAAACGCTACCCCCTTAGATGCGGGAACGTACACACTGGAAGACGGCACTAAATTAGTCGTTAACGAAGATTCTCGTTTGGCTTCTCTTGGAGAAGACGAAATAGAAGTAGAAGTAGAGATGGCTGAATCTATTCCCGAAGCGGAAGAAGAAGGCTACCGAGATGGAATCGACGACGAGAAGGAAGACGAGCGCGAAGATATGGATTACGACAAAGTTCGCGATGCATTAGCAGAACGTTTCCCTGACCTTGACGAAGCGGTACGCGATGCTATTGCACAAGTTGTTTCGGATATTTATACTGAAAAAGAAGAAGAGGTGGAAGTTGTAGTAGATGAATCTACGGAAGACTTAGGCCAAATCTTAGAAGAGGCATTTTCTGCTATCAGCAAAAGACTTGAAAAATTAGAGGGCGCACCTGGTTCAAAGGGCGTTTCTCATTCACCTAACAAACTTTCTTCTCAGCACAAGAAGAAGGATATTTCTAATTTAAACGGAGTAGATCGTGCGCTCCACATTATACAAAATTCTCACCGATGAATTTATCATTAAATAAGAAGTATAACTTCGATATTGACGCTTCCGTTAATAGTTACGAGGGTGAGTTAGCCCTCCCGTATGTAACCGCTGCGCTTCTCGGTGCAGAAACAATCGCTAAAGGGCGATGCAGATTTATTGAAGGTATCGTAGGAAAGACCGTAATAAGCGGACTTGCTACTACAGACACAATCCAAGCTGCTAACTGCGATTTCTCAGGAGGTTCTAACGTAGCACTTACCGAGCAAGTTCTTAACCCTTCAGACTTAGCGGTTATGGAAGAAGTGTGTAGAGGTACAATGTACCCAACATGGATCGCTGCTAACGGACGTATGCAAAGAAACGGGGATTTACCCGTAGCGTGGGGTGATTTCCTTTTAGGAACGGTTGCTGAAAGAACTGGGTCTAACCTTGAAAACCTACTTTGGTCAGGTGATGCTGCTGCAGTATTTGGCACGGGATTCCTTTCTAACGATGGGGCAATTGACGAAGCGGGTATTGATGCTTCAGCTTGTGCTAACTTCGTGGAAGCGACTACATCAGCGGCAGCGTGGGATAACACAAATATCCTTGCTAACCTAAGCACTATTTTTGATTCGGCAGCCGCTATTCCTGGTATCTTAGGAAAGCCAGGTTGTGGGTTCTACGTTTCTTATGAGGCTTATGCTTTCTTCTTGCAAGCTATGGCAGCACAAAATACGGGCGCGGGATTCAATCAGTCTTTTGAAGGTGCTAACTACTTAGGCTACCCAGTTTACGCTACTTCGGGTATCCCGAACACGGTAGACGTTGCGGTATTTACTTACCCTGACAACTTAGTTGTAGGTGCTAATAGCTACACCGCTGACATCTCTGCTCAGTTAATCCCTACCTATCAGTACGATGGTTCTGATAACGTGAGAATCTCAATGCGTTTTGCGGTTGGTGTTCAAACGGGTGTCGCTACTGACGGTGTTGTAGGATTCTTGTTTACTTAAACTTAAGAGAAAATGGCTTGTAATATAACCGCCGCACGGGGCATAGATTGCCGTGATGCAATAGGAGGACTCAAAGCTATATTCTTTTGTTCTTCGTATTGTTCTGACATACTCGCTAACGCAACCGTAACGGCCGACTCTTATACTATAACCGACGCTGGTTTTGACGGGTGGGATATTGTTTCGGGAACTGTTACCGTTTTCAAGTACGACCTTGTGACGGACTTGTCAGCCTTTAACTCTTCTATCGAAGCGGATAAGGGGACGGGTTCCGTTATGTGGAATCAGACGTTAGACGTAGTGCTTCAGAAAGTTGTTGCCGCTGACCTTTACCAACTTGGACTAATTTCTAAGAACCGCGCACAAATCTTTGTGCAAGATTCTAACGACAACGTCTACTTAATGGGAATCACAGACGGATGTTATCTAACTGGTGGCGCGTCTATTGCTACGGGTGCAGCACGTTCTGACATGAGTGGCCTAACCTTAAGCTTTACGGCAAAAGAACAAAGTCCGCTTTATATAATCCCAGCAACTGCGGGGGTTGGAAGTGCGGGAGTGCCTACGGTTAAGTATCCTTTCGACGAATTAACTGACGTAGGCGATCTAACTATCACCGTTTCGGCTTAGATACAAATGGTTTTTAAGAAAGGGGAAGGTGGCAAGTCGCTATCTTCCCTTTTTCATTTTAGAGTAAAAATAGAACAATGTTACAAATTCAAAATATGTGGATAGAACCCTTTGGGCCAGAACAAAGTTTCTATTTAACGTGTGCCGATGTTCAGACTATTCCACAAGCCAGTGTGTATTACTTAATAGAGTTAACTTCTTTAGGTTCGTTAAATTCTTTGTACTTTATCCCTTCAAGTGTAGTAGCAAACAATGGAAGATATACGAAAATGAACTTTTACGTGTGGCCTGGGTGGCAGACTCCCGACCCAACCTTGGGACAAATTACATTTAACAAACCCGACCCAGATAGTGCTAATCCCGTATTTGGTTGGACTAAGTACCCTATGGGGTTTTATACCTATAAGGTATACGAGCAAACAAGTTCCACCAACCTTGACCCAACTTTGGCAACCTCACAACTTGAAGAAGGGATGGCGATTGTCCGCACTTATTATGGACTCAATAAAGAAGTAGAGCCTTACTATATAGAATACCCAACAAGCGGTCCTTCCCCCATTGAATCTTTCACACAACCATAATGAATAAGGAAAACTTTAGAGTAGATTAGAACAATGTTACAGATACAAAATGCTTCCAGTACTGAGTTTGTTATACAATACATATACGTAACGTGTGCCGATGTTCAAACTATTACACAAGCAAATGTGTATTACTTAATAGAATTAACTTCTTTAGGTTCTCTTAATTCTTTGTACTTTATCCCTTATAGTGTAGTAGCAAACAATGGAAGATATACGAAAATGACTTTTATAGTAGCTCCTTGGACTATAATACCTATTCCTGAAAGTGGAAAAATAACTTTCTACGATAATCCTGGAAGGTTTAATGCCTACCCAATGGGGTTTTATACCTACAAGATTTACGAACAAACAAGTTCCACCAACCTTGACCCAACTTTGTCAACCTCACAACTGGAAGAAGGGATGGCATACGTCCGCGACCATATAGGGAATATGGAAGAGGTGACACCCGACTTTAATGAATACACCCCTACTACTGAACAATTTATCCATCCATAATGAATAAGGAAAACTTTAGTGTTATAAACTACTCAGATTCTGAGATACCTTTATTCCGTGAGAAGCAAGGGCAAAAGTTCGTGTCTTACGGTTTAGACGATATGTATGGGGAATACCTCCGCGACCTCTTCCTTTCCAGTTCCACCAACGGGGCGATAATAAACGGAGTCGCCGATATGATTTACGGCGGTGGATTAGACGCTACCGATAAGGACGAGTCTGACGGGAAGCGCGAACAATGGATACGCCTACAAGATTTGCTTCGCAATAGTGACGACGACTTGTTGCAAAGGGTGGCTTTCGATATTAAACTTTACGGGATGTCTTACCTGAACGTAATTTGGAACGCGGCCCGAACTCGTATCGCGTGTATTAAACACCTACCCGTTCACACTATGCGAAGCGGTATAGCTGATTCTGAGGGGGTAATAAGCGAATACTATTACAAGTCGGAGTGGAGCGATAAGAGGGCGCATGAAAAGGCTATTAAAGCCTTCTCTAACGAAGACCGCACGACGGCCTCTACGTGCCTTCAGGTTAAACGCTACACGCCTTCCTTTCATTATTACGCTTTACCTGACTACGCGGGTGGAACTAACTACGCTGAATTAGACCAAGAAATTAGCATTTTTCACCTCCAAAGCGTGAAACGGGGCTTTTTCCCCTCTATGCTTTTGTCGTTTAAAAATGGAGTTCCAACACAAGAAGAACGTCGGGTAATAGAACAAAAGGTTTTAGAGAAGTTTACGGGCGCGGATAACGCGGGGCGTATACTTATTACCTTTAACGATGGCGACGAAACCGCCCCCGAATTTACACCCATCACCCAAAACGGGGCAGACGGGATGTACGAGTACTTATCTAAGCTTGTAAGCGAGAAATTAATAACGGCTCACCGTGTGGTTAGTCCTTTAATTTTTGGAGTCCGAACCGAAGGAAGTGGGTTTGGAAGTAACGCCGATGAACTGCGTGACTCGTATAGCCTATTCAACAACACCGTAGTAGTTCCTTTTCAGGATATTATCTTAAAGGCTTTCGGGAAGTTGTTTTCTATTAACGACATAGAATTAGACATTTTCTTTATTACTGCGAAACCCGCAGACTTCTTAGACCTGGACGTTATAGATACTTTGGACGAAGGCGAACAAGAAAAGGCGGGGGTAGATTCCGAGCAGATGAGCCACCAGTGTTTCTCTAAACTTCCCCAAAAAGACCAAATTAAGTTAGCGGATAAACTTATAGAGTTAGGCGAAGACGAAGAAGACATACTTAAAGACTACGACAAGATTGACACCCGCGAAGCAAGTGAAGAATCCGAACCCGTTATGGACGCTTTATTTAAATTTGCCTCAGTTATACCAAGTACGGGAATGTATGGAAAAGGTGAAAGTGACCAAGACAACGAATTAATAAAAATACGTTATAGATACGCACCCGATAAAAATACCCATAAACCACAAAGAGATTTTTGTTCGGATATGATAAGGGCAAAAAAGGTATACACAAAAGAGAATATCGTAGCGGGGTATGGCGCTAACCCTGGCTTTGGAATTGACGGGGGCGCAACCTATGACATTTGGTTTTATAAAGGTGGCCCAAATTGTTTTCACTGGTGGGAAAGAGTGACATACTTGCAAAAGGATAACGAGAAAATAAGCGTAAACGAGGCCCGAAGGTTAATAACAGACCTTCCACCAAACGAGCGCGATGCGGTTAGAATCCCGACAAACCCAAGAGAGGTAGCAAGACGTCCGCGTGATATGCCGAACAACGGGTACTATAACTAAAAAACTAAAAAAATGAGCCAAGCACTTTTCGTATCCGCAAACAGATTAAAAAGGGACACCGCCATCGGTGGATCGGTAGACGATGACTTAATACGTCCGTATGTTTATATGGCGCAACAAAGGTGGATACTTCCCGTCTTAGGAACTAAGCTTTACGATAAATTAAACGACGAAATTGCTGCGGGGACAACTACGGGCGTCTACCTAACGCTATTAAATGACTACGTAATCCCTTCGACGGTTCAATATTCTTTTGTTCAGTTAGCCCCTTTTCTACGCCTTCGCTTTGTAAACAACGCGGTGGTAATAATGAACTCCGAACAGAGTACTGCGGCTACTTATGAAGACCTTAAACCTTTAATGGACCAGGCCTTGGATATGGCGACTTTTTACCGCGAAAGGTTAATAGATTACTTGTGCGAAAACTCTTCTTTATTCCCTGAGTACACGAGTAATACGGGTGCCGACCTTTCCCCTACGACAAGCAACTATACCCAAGGGATGAATTTAGACTATAACGTTAGCGATTTAAGACTTGAAGCTTTTCTAACTGGTGCGGGAATTAGAAATAAATGATAAATAAAAAGAGGGGTAAACCCGCGAAGAAAAACGAACAAAGATTAAAAGAGTACTTAGATGGCAAACAAGAAGATAACGGAACTTACCGCTTTAACGACACCCGCAGCGACGGATGTACTGGCAATTGTGGATGTGGCGGGTGCGGAAACAAAAAAGATTACCGTAGCTAACCTAACGGGTGGCGGTGGGGGAACAACAACGGTTAAAGTTTCTTTAAGTAATGCCGATGTAGCAGATATGATGTATAATAATACACCCATTACTTTAAAGGCTGCGGAAGCGTCAAAGATTGTAATGCCAATAACGGTAATTTGTGTTGCGACACACGCGGGAACTAACGAAACCTCTTCCGAGGATTTAAGGATGGGGTGGGATGCCGCTTCTTCTACAACAAATGACCGTTGGGGGGAATCGCGTT